TGTGCTGCCAGCGCTGTACGGCGCGGCCTACGTCCTCGTCGGTCAGCTCGATGCCGTACACGGCGGAGAGGATCTCCCGCAGCACGGAAACCACGGCTTCAAAGCCCGCCATCTGGCCTGCCTGCAAATCTTCCATGACTTCGGCCACAGCCTGCTTGATGGTGTCCAGCGGAGCTTCTACGTTGGTGCCGTGGCTCTGGTCACCCAGTACAGCCAGGAACTCCCGGTTCGCCGGAATAACCGCGCCCTGCGCCAGGTAGGGAATCTGCGGCGCAGTGACGTGCCCGATGCTGAATCCCAGGCGATTGCCACCCACAACCGGCACCCAGTCCGGGATATCCACCGACAGTGAATTCAGCGCATCGATGGCGCTGTTCAGGCCGCCCACAACGGCAGAGATCATACCATTGATGAAGCCGATCAGCGAATTGACAGCACCTTTTACCGTGTTGACGATACCGTTCCAGATATCCCCGACCCGATCACTCAGACCAGTCCAAAAGGCGTCCCATGCCTGGCTCAGACCCGATTTCAAAGCGTTGAATTTATCAACGATCCCGTTCCAGAAGTTTGTCCACTCTGTTGTAACGCTCTTCCACCATTCCTGCGCACAGAAAGCCACACTGTCCCAGAAGTCGTTCCATCCGGCAACAAAATCATCCCATTTTCCGGAGAACCAGTCGCAGATGTCCTCCCAGTTAGAAACGATGACCGCAACCAAAGCGGCGAATAGCGCAACAATTGCCGCAATTAGGAGGGCAGGCCAGAGGCCGATGGTAGAAACAATAGAGGCAACAATGCTGCCCAGCCATCCTAAAATGGCAGGGATTGCGACCTCTGTGATCCACGCGCCGATGGCAGGCAGCAGCGTTCCCGTGATCCAGGCGCTCAGTGCCGGGATCAGAACCGCGGTCAGGACAAGAGGCCAGGTGTTGGCCAGCAGCTCGACAAGCTGCTGGATCAGCCCCAGCCAGTCAATGGCCGCGAACATTCCCATAATGGTCTGGCCCACCGAACTCCAGTCAGCCTGAGAAAGGGCGGTATTGATGGCCGTCAAAATCCCGATGGCAAGCGTTCCCAGGTCGCCTGCGGCCTGCACCCAGTCGATATTGGCAAGCGCCGCGCTGAGCATGGCTGCCACATCCAGCCCCAAGGCGGCCCAGTCAAACGTCTGCACAAATCCGTGCAGCGTCTGCAGAAGGGCCATAAACTTGTCGCTCAGGACCCGGCCGAGAGCCGCCCAGTCGATGGTTGCAAACAGGCCGTTCAGCCCCGTACCAATGCCCGCTCCAAGAGTCACCCAGTCAAAGCCCTGGAAAAATGTATCGATGAAGTGCAGGACGGTATTCAGTCCATTACCTATTGTGCTGCCCAGCAGCCCCCAGTCCAGGTTCTGCACAGCACCGTTCAGCCCATTGTACAGGTTGGTGGCCCACCGGATCGCGGTGGCGTCGATCGGCCCCCAGTCGATGGCCGCCATGCCCTCGTTGAGCTTCTGCGCCACCAGCTCGCCCACCTGATACCAATCGCCGGCCTTGATGGCATCCAGGATGCTGTCAAGGAACGGGCTTTTCCCCTGGAAATCATAGTTCGGCACGATCTGGCTGGCTCCGGCACCGCCCCCGCCGCCGGAGCCGGTATCCTGCTGCGGTTCGCTCAGCCGTTCCAACTCATCAAAACCGGCAAGGCTCTTGCTTGCATCCTTGACCTGCTGGGCGGTTTCTTCCGCGGCGCTGCCCACGCCGGCGACACCGGCAGCCGCATCCGATGCGGCAGAAACCGTTGTGCCGGTCAGGAAAGAAACCAGCTGCGCAATGTAACCGAACACGGTTGCCGCCGCGCTGGCCAGCGCCGTCAGCGCCGGGGTCAGGACCTGGATCAGCGGGGCTGCAGCGGTCTGCGCTGCGCCGCTCAGGTTTCCGAGCGCGGTGCGGAGCGATGCCGAAGACAGCAGCGCCTGCCCCATGTAATTGGTCATGTTACGCAGACCGGCACTGATCACATTGAATACCAGTGCCCCGGCCGCAATGCTTCCCAGGCGGTTCAGGAAGGTCTGTAAGCCTTTACCGCTCTGTGCCAGGCTGCTGGTGATCTTGCCGATCCCCGACTTGACCAGTGTTCCGAAGGTCTTCAGCACAGACCTGGCGCCCTTCTGCAGAGTGGAGAACGCTCTGGACGCCGCGCCTCCGATTGCCGCAGCGATCATGCCGCCGGTGTTGTTCCCGGTCACACCCAGATTGCGCAGCTGATCATTCAAGTCCTGTGTCCGGCCGCGCAGTGCCTCCAGTTCGCCCTGCAGCTCCGTATATCTGGCGCTGCTGGTGCCGCCAGCGTCATCCGCAGCCTGCTTCATCTGCTGTACCGTCTGGTTGACCTGGTACTGTTTGGCGCGCAGCTGCTCCGCGTCGGCGATCATCTTCTGATAGACCTGGTCACTGGCCATAGCGGCCGCATACTGCTGCTCAACCGCAGCATTGTTTGCCAGGTCCGTCTGGGTCGGCTTGTAGGTCACGAGCTGCGCATCAAAGGGAGCGCGTGCCTTTGCCTCATACTCGGAGATCTTGTTCAGCAGGGCGTCATACTGCTGCTGCAGCTTGCCGGCCTCGGCCTGCGCTTTCTGGAAATCCCGCGCAGAATTTTTCCCGGCTGCAGACGCACGGTTCTCAATCTCGGTCAGCTCCTGCACAATAGGGGACATTGCTTCGCGGGTGGCTTCCATCTGCTGTTCCAAAGCCTGGATCTCCCGGCCATGGAAGGCGCGTTTGACTGCGTTGGCCACTTCGGTCACCACAGTTTTCAAAGCGCGGCAATCCTTCATCAGCTGGCTGTTGTCCAGCCGGGTATTGATGCGCACGCTTCCGCTTACAGACAAATTCATCACCCCTTTATGCAGTGCTTAATCAGTGCTTATACAGTGTTTATTTCCGGCCGTCGAGCAGCTCCTCCAGCCGCCGTTTTTCGGCCAGTTCGGCGTCGCTCAGCCGCTCCCGCAGATCGACCTCGGATCTGTGGTCGCGGTAATATTCCCGTTCCCACTTATCCAGCGGTTTGTGATTCTGCAGCTTATTTCGGATGCTGACCACAGTCGAGAGCGGTCCCTCCCCAACGGCGGAAAAATAGCCCAGGAAAGTGAACCAGTGCAGGTACGGCAGGCTGCGCACGTCGCACCCGGCCACCTTGTTGACCCCGGACGCGATCATCGAGGCATCCTGCTGCCAATCCATCAGCCGGCGCGGCGGTTTCCGATTCTGGGGCGGCAGCTGCCCGCCTTCGATGAACTCCGCCAGTTTTGTCATCGCTTCGCTGTAGTCGCCTTCCGGTATACTGGCAAAATCTTCATAGAACAGCGCCATGGCGATGTACCACCGCTCCATCTCGCTGTCATTCGGGTCGGTCAGGTGGTCGATGATATCCAGCACATCCCGGAAGTCGGTGTTCACACGGTACGGCGTCCCGTCCACCGTCACCACTTCCGGCAGATCCCAGCCGTTCACTTCGCAGCCTTGGCTGCCGCACGGCGCTGGGCGCGGTTGGCAGCCGCCTTGGCAACGGCGCTGCTGGCCTTATCTTCAATGCCGCGCTTGGCGCCGGCTTCGATGATGGGGGTCAGCGCCGCCAGCAGGTTCGTCACGACCCGCTCGCCATTGGTGGCGGCCGCCGCCAGGTTCACCCCGCCCAGAATGCGGTCAAAATCGTTTTCCGGGCCGAACACCTCGGACAGCAGCGATTTGATTTTGACGTCATATTCCCGCAGCACCTTCAGGAATGCCGCGGCCTTATCCTCATCGCTTGCCGTCTCATCACGCAGCGCCTGCTGGCGCTCACCGATTTCCTGATCCATCTCGATCAGGCGGTCCCGCGCCTCAAAAAAGCGGTTATACACGTTCGGGTCGGACGGGTTGAAACGCAAAACGCCGCCCCCGGCCGCCTCGCCGCCGTTGATCTCGAATTCCTCTACGCCGGTATCAATGTTCAGTTTGACCATGGATATTTCCTCCCTGTTCAGAGTGATAATGCCTGATCCAGGCATCACAAATGCGCCCCTGCTTACCGCAAAGGCGCATCTTGTCATAACTGGATCAAATCCGGGTCAGCTGCCGCCGCCGGAATCCGCAGCGGTGAACGTCTTGGTCTGCACGTTGAAGGTCCCCTTGGTCTTCACACCGGTGTAGTGCACGTTGAAGGGGATCTGGTAGCCGGTCGTATCGCCGCCGTAGCTGGTGATCTCGATGTAGCACTCTTCCTTCACCGCGGGGAAGGCCCCGGACTGTTCTGTTTCCCACAGGTGGACTTCCACAATGTCGGTCTTCAGGTCATCCAGCAGCAGGTCGCCGTCGATGATCTCCTGCAATTTCTCAAACAGCGGGCTGTCCTTGTCGGCGTAGTACGGCTCCACCGAGCCGGACTTGTCGTAGCTGGAGATCTTGATGCTCTTCTGGCCGAGGATGTTGTTGGTGGTATCGACCTGGGCGTTCATCTCGGCGCTGTACTCTTCCAGGTCCTGGCCGAGACGCTCATACGAAGCCGTTCCAGCCGCCTGGCCGAAACTCGCGTTCAGAAAATGCGCCATGTATTTGCGTTCGATCTTTGCCATTGGCTTTCACCTCATTTCTTCACTTGAATTCATCGGGATAAAACTGCTCAAACGTGACCGAGAGCGTTACCATGTAGATCGCCGTGCCGCAGCCATCAACGCTGAACAACTGCCCGTTCTGGGCACTGGCCCGCGCCGACGTCTGGGTGTTGCCGAAATTCGGTACGAGCCTGCGGGCATTCTGCTCCTGCACCCAACGCTGAAAGCCCATCAGCCAATCGGCGTTGATCTTGGCCGCCACATCATCCTCCGCAGATTTTTCGAAGGTGAAGTACAGGCCAAAATTGTACTGGTTGGTCAGCGTGACATCACCCAGGATGGTCTCAGTTCGCTCTACCTCCTGCAGACCCTGCGGGAACACAGCGCCGTTGGAGGGGATCTGGTCGGTGTAGTCCACCTGGAAATTGCCCAGGATGTTATACCCCGTGTAGGTCTTCAGCCAGTCGATCAGGCGCTGAAGGTCCGTTCTGGTTTCGGTATCCTGCATTATTTTGCCCTCCTGTCCAAATATCGCTGCAGGTCGGCGGTCATGGCCGCCCCTTCGAAAGCAACGACCGTCTCATCCCAGTATGGCCCTGCCATGGGGTTCTTGGTGCGGGTGTAGTTCAGCGGGTTCCCGCTGCGGGACAACCCTTTGTAGATATACACCGCATGCGGGGCCTGCGTTACGATCTCCGGGACACGAATATCAGTCTGCGCAATGGTTAGCTTGATGGTGGCGCCGCTTCGGTATGGCATGTACCGCTGGATACGGCGCAGCACGTTGGCCGTGTGGAACATCTGCGCTTCACCTTTTTCGCCCAGTCCCAGCTGGTCGATGATTTGCTTTCCTGTGGGCAACTTGATTTTCACGTCAACGTCCATCTCAGGCCCCCGCCTCCACGTGACACGGCTCCCCGTGCCAGAACTTCTGTTCCACCCAGTTGACGGTGACAACGTCATAGACGTTCGGCAGGAGCTTGCTCCACTCCTCCCGCGTGGCGATTTCCGGCCCGACGCCGGCAACCACGCGGTCGCCTGCCATCAGCACATAAGTGCCAGCCACGTCGTCGGCTTCGCCGGGCATGACCCGCGCCGCCGTTTTCTGCGGGATGATCAGCAGATACTCGCTGCTGCGCCTGGCGCCGTCCTCGTTCACGGTCTTGCTGCGGCGCGTTTCGTAGTACACGCCCTGCAGCACAGTCCGGCGGCAGGAAAACGGGTTTAACACTGTATGGTACACCGTCACGGTCCTGTCGCAGTGCGGGTACGTCAGAGGCGGCCCCGTTGCATGATATCTCAGCATTCAGCCGCACCCCCTGTACACATCGGCATACAGGCACAGGCAGCGGTAAAACTCCTGTTCCTGCGCCGCGGGCGACGTATCCGGGGCGCTCACCGCGGCCCGGCTCTCGCTCACACTGCCCACGCTGGCGCTCTGGATCGCGCCGCCCTCGGCCTGCAGACGCTCGAAAGCGTACATGGCGTCGGCGATCGCGCACACCGCCATGTCCCGGCTGCTCGGCTCGATCCAGGTCACCGTGTAGATCCGCTCATACCGCGCAACCTTGGTGCCGGCGTCCCGCTGTACATCTGTCCAGGCGTCCTGCGGGATCGAAGATCCGCCATACTCGACGGTATAAAAGCTGTAGTTCGTCATGCGTCAGCCCTCATCCGCCTTGCGGCGGGGCTTCCTGCCGGCCGG